AAACATTCAGTACATAAGACTTTGGTGCATGATTCTGTGAATGAGGCGTTTGCAACAGAACCTAAAGTTGGGCCACCACCGAATGTGCCCACATGGCAGCATCATCATGCGTGTATTATGAATACGACGGCTGCGAACACAGGATTTCCCCAAGCACTGATCGAACAAGCGACGAAAGATTACTTGGAAGGGACACTTGATACGATGCGAACGCGTACAGATTTAAAGACACTTTCGATTGAGCAGATCCTGAATGGACAAGATGGTGTGCGCGGTTTAGAACCGATGAATAAAAAGACGTCTGCTGGTTTCCCATATTTCCAATCTAAAGCAAAGTTGTTTGGTGCTAAGGATGGGGAACCCCTTGAGATCACGCCAGATATATTGAATGATTACAATGTTAGTGAGCGAGCGTGGTCGGAGAATAAGAGATCATATGAGATATTCCATCAATCACTAAAGGATGAACCAGTCAAGAAAACTAAGACGGTGACGCGTACTTTCCAATGCTCAAATCTCAATCTCACCATTGCGTTGAGGAAATATTTCCTCCCATTGGTTACTGAGCTCATCACTAAACCAGATGTATATGAATTGGCAGTTGGATGCAATGCGGAAGGACCAGAATGGCATGTATTGATGTTGATAATTTCTAAGTATGGTGATGAAAGAATAGTAGCAGGAGATTACAAGAATTACGATCAAAGGATGAGTAGTCAAGTGATTTGTGCTGCTTTCAACATACTGATTGAGTTCGCCGCAGCTGTGGGATACGCACATGAGGATTTGGACATGATGAGAGCAATTGCAACGGAGGTGATTTACCCAGTTATACATATGAATGGTGATATTTTCAAGTTGTTTTCATCGGTTACGTCTGGTAATAGTTTAACTACCATCATTAATTGTATTTGCAATTCTCTTTTACATAGGATGTGTTATTTTGGTCTGGCCCAAAGGTTTCATTTAACCGTGCCGCCCTTTAAGATTGTATGTAGCCTTCTCACTTATGGTGATGATTGCGCCGATTCCGTACGACCTGGGTTTGACTGGTTTGGACACACCAATAGACAAATGTTTTTTGAGGATTTTGGTATAGTGTATACTATGGCGGAGAAAGATCAGGTGTCGAGACCTTTTATCTCTCTTAGTGAACTTAGTTTTTTAAAGCGAAAACCGGTATACAACAGCGACACAGGATTGATGATGGCTCCTTTAGACGAGTATTCCATATTCAAGAGCTTGCAGTACCTCACACGTAGTATTCTCACGCCAGAAGAAAGTGTAGG